AGGGTATCGTCACAGCGCCCTTCAAGTACGCCAAAGGCGGAAAGAAGCGGCTGCCATCCCCCGAAGAGAAAGCGATCCTGATGAACGCGCGGCACGGCGTCGCGAAGTTCAAGAACAACGGGCTGAGGATCGACACGAGCGTGGGTTACCAGAATTCCGGATACGCCGCGATTACCTGGAACCACGCAAAGACCGGCGCGAGCCGGACAAAGTACAAGAAGGGCGAAAACGGCAGAATGGTCCATGCGAGCCGGGGGACCGGGCAGAGCATGAAGCCGGTGCCGTTGATTGCCAACTCCATCAACCATGGAACGAGCTTCATGTCGAGGCAGCCGTTCCTGCGGAAGGCCTTCTCCCAATCTGAAGGCAAGGCGACCGCGGCCATCGAAAGCGGTATCCAGTCCAGGCTTGACGAGCTCAGCCTGGGCTAACTTTTTTACAAACGGAGGTAGAAAACTATGGCGAATCCCAATGTGGGTATGATGTATCCCGTATGGGCGCCGCTGAACACCCACACGGACGGCTCCATGCCGACCTATGGCAGCGGCACGGTGATCCAGGAAGCGCGGAACGCGACCGTCACCCGGACCTATAACAACAATCCGCTGTACGGCGACGACCGGATCGTGGACGACGACAACGGCCTGACCAGCCTGACCATGAGCTTCGAGAGCACGGGCCTTTCCGACAGCGACAGGAAGCTGCTGCTGGGCGAGGAAGACTACGGTACGAGCGGCGTCAGCGGCCAGTGGGTCAGCGACAACGAGACACCCTGGGGCGGCTTCGGCTACATCCGGAAGATGCGGCTGAACGGCGTAAAGAAATTTGAAGCCTGGATCACGCTGAAGATCAAGTTCCAGGAAGAGAGCCAGGCGACCACCACGAAGGAAGGCTCCATCAGCTGGGGCACGCCTACGCTGAACGGCACCGCCGCCGGTCTGTATGTGGACAGCACTGACAAACTGCGCTATCAGCTGCACAAGACCTTCAGCACGGCTGCAGACGCGAAGGCATGGCTGAACACCATGCTGAACGTGTCGACGACCTGACGGAGGCATACGGGGGCCCGGAGAGATCCGGGTCCCTGATTTTTCTTAACGAAAGGAAGCAAGGAAGCAATGACGGATATCAAGATCGGCGGGAGAAGTATTCCGCTTTTGTACACGACATACGAGCTGATCGCCATCCAGGAAGAGATCGGCTGCACAGGGCACCAGCTGAGGGACGAAGTGTTCGGGATCCGGCTGGAGGACGAGGACGACCCGACAAGCGTTGTTTTCGACTGTGTGAAGGATGGGAAGAAGACAAAGAACCTCGGCAAGCTGATCAGGATCCTGGGCAACGCCGGCCTGGAGGAAAAAGGTGAAGAGCCGGATCTGACGGACAAGTGGGTCCTGCGGAACATGAAGCCGGGGCTGATCATCGTCTACGCGCTGGCAGCGTATGGGGTTGTCAACGCCGGAAACCGGATGGAAGACGTGGACGGAAAGAACGAAGGCCCTGTGGATGAGGGCCTGGAGGAACAAGAGGCAAAAAAACCGCAAGGAAACTGACCTACCTGCGGGTCGTTTCCTATGGTCTGATCGCAGGGCTGCAGCGGAAGGAGATCGACCGGATGAGGCCGGGCGAAATCATCACGCTGTATATGTACAGACGGAAGTACGATCAGGAAACAGTAAGGATGTGAGCAGATGGCAGTCAATGCGAAACTTGGCGTCGACCTGACAAGTTTTGAATCCGGGATCAGGACAGGCCAGAGTATCCTGAAGGGCCTGAAGGCCGAAATGAAGGCAACGGAGGCCGAATTCAAGGCGACGGGCAACTCTGAGCAGCTGCTCGCAAACAAGACCAAAGTGCTGAACAGCCAGCTGCAGGCCCAGAAGGGTATCGCGGATCAGGCGAAGCAGGCGCTGAAGGCTATGGACGACGCCGGCGTGGAACCGACGGAAGCGGCCTACCAGAAACTGTACGCCACGATGATGAACGCGAACGCCGGAATGTATGAAACCCAGGCTGCGCTGACAGGGCTCGATTCGACAGCCCAGGAGGCGGCATCAAGCGCGGAGAACCTGACGAACAGTGTCAACGGTATCGGCCGGAAGATCAGCCTGGAGCAGGTGATCGGCGGGATCGACAAGATCACGAGCGGGCTTGAGAACGCGGCGAGGAAGGCCGCGGATCTGGGGAAAGAGCTCTGGGATACGATCATGGAAAGCGCCAGGCGGGCGGACGATACCGCCACGATGGCGGAAATGTACGGGATCGACCTGCAGACGTTCAAAAAGATGCAGAAGCTGGTTGCTGACGGCATGGATACGACGGTCGATAACATGCTGAGCGCCCAGGACAAGCTGAAGAAGGGTGTCGGCAGCGGCAGCGAGGAAATTGCGAAAGCCTTTGACACACTCGGAATCAGCGCGAAGGAATGGCAGACGGTCGCCGGCCAGAGCGGCAGTATGCTTGTTGCCAGGGATAATCTGGAGCTGTTCTGGGAAGCCGGGCAGAAGATCCTGGCTCTGGGTGACGAAAACAAGCAGCAGGATCTGGCACAGAAGCTGTTCGGAAAGAACTGGCGGGAGCTGACAAATCTTTTTAAAACTTACGAAACGGTTGAAGACTATAATAAGGCGCTGGAAGGGGTTGCTGTCTCGAGCGAGGACGCGACACTCAACGCTGCTGAACTGGCTGACAAGGTCAGCGCGCTTGAGGACACATGGACATCCCTGAAGGATGAGATCATAGGCGCGGTCGCGCCGGCATTGTCAGGAGCAGCTGACGCATTGAACAACGTACTGACAACCGTGCTGGAATACCTGCAGAAACCGGAAGGGCAGGAGATGCTCAAAAGCCTGGGCGAGTCAGCTTCTGCCCTGTTTGATGATCTGGGAAAGATCGATCCTAAGAGCGTTGTGGAGAGTTTCACGACGGTGTTCAACGGGTTGGTGGACGGCCTGAAGTGGATCGTGGACCACCAGGGTACGGTGATCGGCGCACTGCAGACTATCGTGGCCGGGTGGGCCGCGCTGAAGCTGAGTGGCGGCGTGCTTGAGATCATTAAGATGATCGAAGCGTTCAAGGGGCTTGGAAACGGAGGCGGCGGAGGAAACGGAAATGTCTCCACAGGCGGAGGAACGCCGTCATGGCTGGCAGGAATCACCGGAAAGATCGCAGAGTATGCTCCGGTAATGAGCTGGTTCAGCAGTGTGAACGGCGGGCCGCTGATGGACTGGTTCACGCATGAGGGACCATTCGGAACGATCTTCCAGGGGACGGAATCAGTCGGCGATTGGTGGTCAAGAACACAACAGGAAATCTCTGACAGGGCATCCACGTTTGCGGATGACTGGAAGAACCTGTTCAAGACAATCCTGGGCCTGGGAGATCAGGGAGCGGATCAGGACTTCCTGGACTTTGAGGAGGCGCTGCGGCAGCAGATTGACGAGGATCTGAACGCGAAGCCATTCGACTTTGTGGCGGAGCCGCAGGTACCGGAAAACGCGGCGGCGGAGATCTCCGCGCAGATCGGCACGGTGCCGGTGAACATCCGGATCGTCGGCGGAGCCGGCGGCGGGAAGGACTGGAACACACGGACAAGCCGGGCGAACGGCTTGCCGTTTGTGCCGTATGACGGATATCTGGCGGAGCTGCATAAAGGCGAGCGGGTGGTGCCGGCGCGGGAGATCCAGAGCCGGAACTATTCGTCAAACCTGTATGTCGAATCAATGTACATGAACAACGGAACGGACGCGGAGGGCCTGGCGGCGGCGATGGCCGCGGCGCAGCGGCGGACCATGTCCGGATATGGGAGCTGATAAGATGGCGCAGAGTTGGTTTATCTGGAACGGATTTGACTGCCGGAGCAAGGGCGTCCTGCTGGACGGGCCGGCGGCCATCGTCCGGCCGGAGGAACGGGTGCAGCACATCCAGATTCCGGGACGGAGCGGGGACCTGACGCAGCTGGAGGGCGAGGACATCTATAACAGCTACATCCAGACGGCAACGATCCTGGTGCACGG